GTTACGTGGAGGTCTGATCGTGACAGTTTACGCAGCCGACAACGCAGCGGTCCAATACATTGGCCGCTGGACTGACGTGACAGGTGAGCGCCGCATGTCTGGAGGTAAGACCTGGGCACGGTTCCGCGTCTACGGAAAGAGCCTCACGCTCAACGTCAATGCAGTTGTGTCGGGTACTGGCACAATGAAATGGTCCATTGATGGCGGCACTTTCACTGCGTACAACTTCGGCAGCACTGGCGTTCAGATTACGACTGATCTGCTGGCAGCGGGCTCTGATGGCTGGCATGATATTGTCATCAGTTGCGAAACTGCGTTGTGGCTGCGGCTTGTCATTGCGACGGCAATCACGGTCACTGCTGACGGAACTCCAGACATTGCAGCACACTCGGAGGTGTGGACTGTCAGCAAACTTGGTGATACCGCAGAGTTCACCAATCTCGTCAGCGGCGCAACGCTTGGATCGAACAAACGAGGTCACACATGGGGAACGGCATCCACCAGTTTTGGGCACTCAACACCAAGCGGAAACATGTCCGCCTTCCAGGATGAGACAGTATTTTTCCGCGCCAGTTGCACGAAGCTGGCAATCTGGTGCTCTGGTCCTGGTCCGTACGTTGTTTATCGTGATGGAGTCGTGACCGGCTCACCAATCACGGCGACGGCAAACAACGCCCCATATCAGCTTATCGAATTGCTGTCCTCGGAGGATGGCACAGAGCATGAATACCGAATCATAAAAGTCGGCAATCTATCCAACAACAGCTATCTCGATGCGGTCTGCATCCTCGGTACATTCTCAGGCACTGCACCAACACTCGGAGACAGAATCGCGTTTCTTGGGGACTCGACAACAGCGAACCATAGTACCACGCTCAATAGTGCTCAGGGATTCGTGTGCAAGCTGATCGGCGAACTTGGTATGGTCGGTTTTAATCGCGGAGTGGCAGGAAACACGTCGGCACAAATGAACACGCGGCTTGCGGCTGATGTCCTGGCTATTGCAAGCCTTTACGCGGTGGTAGTCACGTCAGGCGCGAATGACGGCGCTGTGGCAGACGCGACTTTGCAGGCGACGTGCGAGACGATCTACAACGCTATTCTGGCTGACGATGCTGCTACGCTGTGTCATGTGTGCGAGGCGTGGGGGACTTCCGGAGGCAATCGCGAGGGCGCTGTCAATCTGGCGGCAGTGACGGCTGTGGCTAATGCTCGCTGTATTTATCACGACACAGACAACTGGATTATTCACGCTACCGACACGCACGACGGTGTGCATCCGAACGACACGGGCGGCACGAAAATAAAAGTGAAGCTCATGGAATTTCTGATCGTTTTGTACGGCTTCAGAAATCTCACACTGCTGGGAGTCGGATAAATGCTGCTGCTCTTATTTTCACAAACATCAACGCCAGATCCAGGCGGCGGCGGAACGAACACAGACCTCTGGTATCGCCTGAAACAGATTGCGATTGAAAACGGATTGGAGCTGATCGAACATGGGTAGAGCAGTCATCACAGGCGGCACTGATCAGTCGATCCGCTTTTGGGCGTACGATGCGGATGGTGCTGCTGTCGCAGGCGAAGCGTATAATTCTGCAGGCATGGCAGTCTCAGTGGTCGTACGATCTGCAGGCAGAATCGTCTCGACCACGGCACTGACGCTCGTCGCCAGAAGCGGTGCTGGGGTACATACCGACTCGGCGCTGACGGAAGTCGGTAATGGCGAGTACGTCGTGGATCTGCCAGACAGTTACTCTGCGACCGCGTTGCGTGATATTTCACTGACAGTGGCATCTACTGCGATCACAGGGGCTGTGCTTGTTGAGACGCTGGCGGTGGGTCAGGGCTCCTCGCAGGCCAGTGTTGACGCACTCGCAATCAGTCTCGCAGGCACAGCAATCACAGTCGTCAATCGCGTAACTGGCGGCACAATCAACGCAGTCATGGGCGATGACTACAAGGTTCGCTCAGGCTCTGAGTTGTCGATCGTGGTGTCCGATCCTGCTGGAGCATTGCACACGCGGTTGGCTGCAATTGGCGTCGGCAATCTCGCATTCGGTGCATCGCGAGTCGGCGAGGCTGCTGGCGAGATCACCGGCACGATCGCGAGCCTGGCATACCTCTCGGATGTGCTGACAATTGTTGTCGAGATCACCGCGTGCGGTGCTTCGCTGAGGCCCGACAATTACACGTATCAGATCCAGAGCAGCCAGACACATGGATCGGAAGTGGACGATGTTGTCGAGGTGACAGGAAGGCTGGTGCTGTCGCGGCGGACAGTCGCGGCGGTGAGCTGATTCACGTCATAGTTGCAGCGGGAAGCAGGCCCGCAAAAACGAAGCCTGGGAAGATCCGCAGCCAGTTGGTGCGGATCGCTTCGCTTCAGTCCTCTGGCGGTCGCAGCAGCATCGTCTCGATTGACACGCCAAAAACCTCTGCAATCAGACACGCTTCCGCCAACAATGGCTGATGCAGTGCTGTCTCAAGCCTGGTGACCGTTACGCGGTGCATTCCGACCTTCTCTGCCAGCTCCCACTGTTTCCACCCTTTTTCAGTCCGCAGGCGTCGGAGATTGTAGGCGAATGCCTCCTGTGTTCGCTTCAGGCTCGCCCGTCGCTGTTTTTCGTTCATCTGGCTGCGCTCAGATCACCCGGCCGACAGACGCTCTGCCGTGCTGGTGATAATCGTTTGAGTCGCCTGGTCCATCCTGCGGAAGTGTCCAATGAGTGTAGCCTCGGTGTCATCGGAATTGCCAGTTGACTATCGATACCTCACGCGATAATATGCAAACATGGCAACAGCAACACAAAAACTCTACTCGACTTACGAAGCGGCGGAAATTCTTTCACTCACCGTTGGCCGGATCTGTCAGGTGTGCCGCTGGAATTCCATCGGAACAAAGATCGGTCGCGACTGGATTTTGACAGCAAAAGACCTGCAAAAACTGCGGTCTGTAGAAAATCGCAAAAAAAAACAAGATTGACCTATTGACAGACGGTTACAGCAGGCGATAACGTATACCGCGTTGAGTGATTTGAAATGAAATCATTCAACGCGGTGTGTTTGTTTTCACAAATCTGATCCTTCAGTATCGCCGTGGCGAATTTGTCAGCGGGTCCAGGGCTGGCGGATCATGTTTTATCTTTGTCGAGTTGTCAGCGCTCAACTGAGCGATGGCAGGAGCCTGGCGGAAGAACGCTGGACGAACACTCGACGCATGGACTGCGTCTGCATGGACGCGGGAACGGTTAACGCATGGGCGCAACTGCGACAGAGCCTACGAACGCAGCGGACTACCATGAATTCATTCAGGCTAAATGCCGGTGGGTAAATTCATGCGGATTTATCCCTGGTAAGCTCCCTGAGTTTTTGTATGACTTCCAAGACCATTTAGTCCGATGGTCTCTGGGCATGGGCCGGTCAGCCATCTTCGCTGATTGCGGCATGGGTAAGACCGCGATGCAATTGGCATGGTCTCAGCAAGTAGTAGAGCGGACGAATCGCCATGTGCTTATCGTAACTCCGCTTGCAGTTGGTGCTCAGACGATCGAAGAAGCATCGCGATTCGGGATCACAGCGAAGCGGTCGAGGGACGGGAAAATGCCGGATGGACCATCCTGCATTGTCGTGACAAACTATGAGCAGCTTCACAAATTCACCCCGTCACTCTTCGCGGGCGTCGTGTGCGACGAGTCGTCTGGAATAAAAGATTTCAAATCAGAACGCAAGGCAACAGTCGTTGAGTTTCTGAGGACAATTCCATTTCGTTTGTTGTGCACCGCAACAGCCGCACCGAATGACTTTTGGGAACTTGGCACATCATCAGAGGCTCTTGGGTTACTCGGTTTTCGTGACATGATCACGAAGTTTTTCAAGCAAGAAACCACAAAGGACCATCATGGATGGGGTCGCACAAAATACAGGTTTCGCGGGCACGCTGAAGAACCATTTTGGTCGTGGGTGACATCATGGGCGAGGTCGTTGCAAAAGCCGTCTGACTTAGGCTTTGATGATTCGCGATTCGTTCTGCCGCCGCTGTACGAAATCCCGCACGTCGTGGAGTGTGCAAAAACACGTCCAGGCCAATTGTTCACGATGGCCGCAAAGGACATGCGTGAAGAGCGTGAAGAGCGGCGGATGACAATTCATGAGCGATGTGAAAAGGCGTGTCAACTGGCGACTGAACACAAAGGGTCAGTCGCATTGTGGGGTGAACTCAATCCTGAGTGTGATCTGCTCGAAAAGTCACTCGACGATTGCGTGCAGGTAAAAGGATCAATGCCAGATGAGCAGAAAGAGGAATACCTGCTCGGGTTCGCAAAGGGCCAGATAAAGCGGCTCGTTTGCAAACCAAAAATCGGAGCATGGGGACTCAACTTTCAAATCTGTAACAAGGTCATCGTCTTCCCATCACATTCGTTCGAGCAGTATTACCAGGTGGTTCGCCGGTGCTATCGATTCGGGCAAACAATGCCAGTCACTGTGGATATGGTCCTAAGTGAAGGCGAGCGAAAGATTGCTGACAACCTGCAACGCAAGAAAGAACAAGTCGAACGAATGTTTCGGAGCCTCGTGGCTCACATGCAGGACAGCCTGCATCTTGTGTCGAATGATTATTTCCCTGAAGAGGAAGAGGTGCCAGCGTGGCTGTAACAGATCAGGTAATCACAGATC